CCTGCAGATCGCCGAGAGTGACAAGGCGGTCAAGGACTACAGCACGCGCCTGGCCGAAGAGAACCGGCGCCTGATCGACGCCCGAAACTCGATCGGCCTCTACGGCATAGACCTCGACGTGTTCATCCTGCGTGAACAGCGCCGCGCCGACGTGATGGCCCGTATCAACCATCTCGAAGCGTCGGGAAAGCCGCTGACCGACGCCGCGCGCGACGCGATGCTGCAGCAGGCGGATGCGTCGGCCAAGGCTGCCGAAGCGATCCTGCGCCAGAACGACGCGCTATCGCGCACCTACGAGATCGGCGCCAAGCGCGCCTTTGACACCCACATGGACCAGGCCACCAACGCCGCGCTGACAGCGGAGCGGCAATTCACCGACGCCTACCGCGGCATCCAGCAGGCCATGTCCGATTTCTTGTTCAACCCGTTCGACAAGGGCGTCAAGGGCATGCTGGCGAGCTTCGGGACGATGCTGCAGCGGATGATTGCCGATGCGGTTGCCGCTGACCTCGGCAGGCGCCTGTTCGGCGCCGTTGGCACGCCCGGAAGTGGCGGCTGGCTGACCGGGTTGCTCGGGGCGATCGGCATCGGCGGCAAAGTCGGCGCGCAGGGCTACGGACTGCCGGATACCGGCTACAGCGCGCCGGTCTATGGGGGAGACATCGGTGCAGACCTGCCAAGTTTTGCCGTTGGCACCGATTTTGTTCCGAGAGACATGATCGCGCAGATCCACCAGGGCGAAAGAATCGTTCCTGCTTCGCAGAACAATGGCGGATCGCAGCCGATCCACATCACGGTGAACGTCAATGGCAACCAGAATACGCCAGACGTGCGCCGGTCGGCCGGCCAGGGCGCCCGCGAGGCGATGGCCGCGATGATGGGAGCGCGCCGCTATGCCTAATCCGTTTCTTGAGGAACGCCTGCCGGTCAATGTGCGGCTTGGCACGTCCTACGCCGATGACTATCCAGTGCTGATCACTACCGCGTCAGGTGGGGCCGAGTACCGAAAGCTCATAAACCCTTTCCCGGTGCGGTCGTTTCACGTCAACTTCACCGCCGACCAGGCGTCGCTATGGGCCAGTGTGCTGGCGCTCTATCACAGGGCTTACGGAAAATTCGCCGGATTCCGGGTCAAATGCCGGGACGACTTCAGCACCAACGGCATGACCGGTGCGCCGACTCCGCTTGACCAGGCGCTCGCCAACACGGCCAGCGGAATTTACCAGCTTCGGAAGTTCTACGGCACCAACGGTACGGCTCTGTCTGGCGTTGGCTATCCGTCGCGGACGATCTACAAGCCGGTTGCAGGCACCGTCGTTGCCGCCAAGAACGGCGTGACGATCAGCTCTGGTCTGAGCGTCGACACCACCACCGGCCTGATTACCATCACTCCGGCGCCGCTGATCGGAGACAACATCACGGCGGGATGCCAGTTCGACATCCCCTGCCGGTTCAACTCTCAGATCGAAGTCACGTCTGTCGACGTGGCGATGCGGGACTGCGGTTCGATCGACATCATTGAGTTGCTGCAGCCATGATCGGAGACGTTTGTCAAGATCCCGAAGAATTACCGCATTTGCGGGATCTTCGGAAGTTCTTCGCGCAAATGCGGAGAGTCTATTGAAATCCGTCGTTGCCGATTACCGCTACCGCGTTCTGTGCCTGCGCATCGTGCCGGTCACCGGGTCGCCTATCTACCTGACCGACTACCCGCGTGACCTGGTGATGGGTGGTCACACCTATCTGTCGACGTCGGGCTACCAGTTCACCGGCTACGCCAGCACCGCCGGATTCTCGCCGGCATCGATCGATATCGAAGGGATTGCCGGGGCGTCGGGCCTGTCGCGCGCATCTGTCGGCAGCGGCCTGTTCGACGGCGCGCGCTGCTACGTCTTCGCCACCTCATGGGCCGCGCCGGTCGAGGACCAGGAACCGGTCGTCGCCGGCATCTTCGGCAAGGCCACGCTGCTCGACGACCGCTTCCAGATCGGCGGCGTATCGTTGATCGACGCGCTCAATCAGTCGGTCGGGCAAACCTACGGCGCGCAATGTCCCAAGCTGTTCTGCGGCACCGAGTACGCCGGCTGCGGCGTGTCGCTGGTGGCCAACACCGTCACCGGCACGCTGAGCAGCGTCAGCAGCGCGTCGGTCTTCACCGACAGCGGCCGCAGCGAGGCGTCCGATACCTTCGGCGCCGGCACGATCCAGTTCACCAGCGGCCCGAATGCCGGCCTCAAGGCGCTGGAGATCAAGAGTTTTGCGGCGGGCGTGATCACCACCTTCGAGCCGTTCTATTACCTGCCGGTCGCCGGCAACGCTTACAGCATGGTGCGCGGATGCCGCAAGCGCCTGGCCGATTGCCAGGCACGATGGAACGGTTCCGGCACATTCTCGAACGTCGCGAACTTCGGCGGCTTTCCGTGGATCCCCACCAGTAGCACCTATGCGCAGGTCGGACAGGGCGGCTGATGACGTCCGACGACATTCTTACTGCCGCTCGGCAGTGTCTCGGCACGCCGTTTCGCCACCAGGGGCGGCTGCTCGGCTTTGGCCTGGACTGCGCCAGGGTGGCGATCCATGTCGCGCGCCAGATCGGCGTTGGGCATCTGGACGTCTCGGGCTATGGACGCACGCCGGCCAATGGGCAGCTGGAGCAATCGCTCGATGCGCAGCCGTGCCTGGAGCGTGTCCCGCTCATCGATGACCGGCTCCCCGGCGACCTGCTGCTGATGCGTTTTGCGGGCGACCCGCAGCACCTCGCCATCTGTGCCGGCGACACCCTCATCCACGCCTACGAATCCGTGGGCCAGTGCTGCGAGCACCGGCTGTCCAGCCTATGGGCGGCGCGCATCGTGCGCGTCTATCGCTTTCGGGGTGTTGAATGAGTAGCGGCGGGCAGGTGTTCGGCGGCATCGTCGGTGCCGTCGCCGGGTTGTTCCTGGGGCCGCCTGGATTGTCTTCGGTCCTCTACGGTGCGCAGATCGGCATGACGCTCGGCGGGCTCATCGATCCGCCGAAAGGGCCGGTCGTTAATGGCCCGCGCCTCGATGACCTGTCGGTGCAGACCAGTACCTACGGGGCGGTCATTCCGCGCGTCTACGGCACGGTGACGGTCAATGGCAACGTCTTCTGGCTGGAAAACAACCGGCTCAAGGAAGCCGTCACCAAGAAGAAGTCGGGCGGCAAGGGCGGCGGCAGCAAGACGACGACGCGCACCTACACCTACTCGGCCACTTTCGCGGTCGGGCTGTGCAAAGGCCCGATCGTCGGCGTGCGGCGCATCTGGATCGGGCCGGACCTGATCTACGACGCGGGGTCGTCGGACCCCAACACCGTCGCCGCCAGCAATGCGGCGGCCAGCGGCTTTCGCCTCTACACCGGCACCGACACGCAGGCGGCGGACGCGCGCCTGCAGGCGACGTTGGGCGTCGCCAACACGCCGGCGTGGCGTGGGCTGGCCTACCTGGTGTTTTATGATCTGGCTCTGGCCCGTTACGCGAACAGCCTGGCCGGCGCGCAGGTGCGGGCGGAGGTCGTGCAATCTGGCCATACGACTGGCGGTGGGTCGCCGGTCGTTACGGCGAAAACGTTTCCGACCTATCAGACCTTTTCCAATGCGCGGTTCGCATTTGTCGGGTCATGGGGTATCGCTATCCGTCAAACCGCCGCGGTGTCGCCCGACTGCTACAAGACTGCGGACAATGGCGAGACGTGGGCGATCTACGCATTGCCGTCGTCCTGGTACCAGATCAATTGTGCTGCTGACGGCGCTCGGGTTTGCATCCTGGCCAAAGACCCTTCCTTTTCCGGGTCGATCAAGTCTTTGGTGTCGAGCAACGGAACCAGCTGGGTCACTACCACCGTGTTGTCAGGAAGTACCTCTGAGCGATACAACAGTGACCACAGCTTGGCTGGCAATGGCGTCAATTGGTGCGTTGCAGGGTCATGGAGCGGTGTCAACTACGTCAGCCGCCTGTCCGTTGCCGGCGGCTCGTGGGTCGAGCAGGCTTTGCCCACCTATATCGGCGGCACGCCTTACGTCGTAAGTCTTGGCGGGCGATTCGTGATCTTCCACGATTCGTCAGTCACGTATTACACCAGCGATGATGACGGGGTGAGCTGGACCGCCAGGACGCTGCCGTTTGCCGGTCTTGCAGCAGTGGCCTATGGCGCCGCTGGCAATGCTCACGGGGTCACCGGCGACGGGCATTTCTATTCAACCAGCAGCGACTCGGGAACGACCTGGTCGACGCCGACGGTCATCTCCGCACCGTCCGACTCATGGGGCGCCATCGGGTATTGCAACGGGTGGATTCTCGCGCAACGGGCGCAGTATCTGGCGTGGTCGAAAGACGGCGTTTCGTGGACCAGCTACTTCAGCAATTACGGTGCCGGAGTCAACTATCTGGTCACTACAGACCCGGTGCCCAACGGTGGTCAATGGTTTGTGCATGGCGACCAGTCCGGATATGCCTACCTGGTGGTCAGTGCGCCATCGGCCGGGACGACTATCACCTCCGATCCTGTCACGCTGGGCAGTGTGGTCTCTGCCGAATGCCTGCAATCGGGCCTGCTGAGCGGCGGCGACGTCGATGTCAGCGCTCTCACATCATCGGTGCGGGGCTACCGCATCGGCAGCGTCGGGGCGATTCGGGCAGCGCTCGAACCGTTGCAGGCGGCCTGGCCGTTCGATGTGGTGCAGCACGGGTATGTGATCCGCTTCGTTGCGCGCGGCGGTGGGGCTGTCGCGACGATTGCCGCGGAGGATCTCGATGCGCGCCATGCTGGCGAGCGGCCCGGCGTGCAGATCACGACCAGCCGAGAGATGGATTCGCAACTGCCGCGCCGGGTCACGGTGCAGCATCTGGATTACGACCGAGAGTACAACGCCGGCACGCAGTACGCCGAGCGGCTGAACACGGCGGCGATCAACGCCCGCGTGCTCGATCTTCCGATTGTGCTGACCGCGACCGAGGCGGCCGGCAAGGCGGAGGTGCTGCTCTACCTGTACTGGCTGGAGCGCTACGACGTGTCCGTCACTCTGCCGCCGACCTACAACCAGCTTGAACCCGGTGACGTGGTGACGCTGGTGACGCCGGAGGGCAATGTCAGCCTGCGCCTGACGGCGATCCATTACACCAGCGACGGGCGAGTGGAGTGCAAGGCGAAATACGCCAGCGCCGCGATCTACACGCCGACCGCGGTGGGATCCTCGCCGGCATGGACCGGGCCGACGACGATCACGCCGGTGGGGGCGTCGGTCTATGTGCTGATGGATGTGCCGATGGTCAGTAGCGCGCAGTCGGGGCCGTCGTTCCTGGTGGCAATGGCCGGTGCGCTGGCGGGGTGGAGAGGCGGCGTGCTGATGCAGTCGACGGATGCGGGCAGCACCTGGGCGAGCGTGCAGGATTTCGGGCCACCGGGGTCCGCGCTGGGCAGTTGCACCAACAGCATCGGGGTCGTCGAGCACCGGGTCATCGACAGCGCCAGCCTGCTGAACGTCACGCTGACGCAAGGCGCGCTGTACAGCGTGACGCAACTCGCGATGCTCGGCGGGGCGAACCATTTTGCGTACGGGGCGGACGGGCGGTGGGAGATCATCGCGGCGCAAGATTGCACACTGGTGAGCGGCACGAGCTACGTGCTGCAGAACCTGCTGCGCGGGCGCTTCGGCACCGAATGGGCGATGGGGCTACATGCGGTCGGCGATGCGCTGATCCTGCTCGACACCACCGACGTGGCGGCCATCGCGATGAGCGCTGGCACCATCGGGCTGTCGTACCTTTACCGCGGCGTAACGGTCGATCGCGACATCAGCACCGATACCAATCGGTCGTTTGCGTACCAGGGCGTCAATCTCAAGCCGCTGTCGCCGATCGCGCTGACCGGGAACCGGGACCCTTCGAGTAACGACTGGACGCTAACCTGGATTCGCCGCACGCGCGATGGGGGCGAGTGGCGGGACTACGTCGATGCGTCGCTCGGCGAGGCCAGCGAGTCGTACGCTATCGACGTCTACGCCGATGGCAGCTACGCGACGGTGAAGCGGACGCTCACGGCGAGCGCGCCCTCGTGCGTCTATGCCAGCACCGATCAGGTCAGCGATTTCGGCGCCAACCAGGCGACGCTGTATCTCAAGCTCTACCAGATCTCGGCCACCGTCGGTCGAGGATATCCGCTCACCGCTTCCATCACGAGGTAAACCATGGCCAGCAGCACCACGAATCTGGATCTCATCGCGCAATCGCAGTCGTCCAAGGAAGTCACGGCCAACGCGCTGTTCGACGCTGGCAGTCCGGCGACCCTGTTCGGCCGGCGCGCCAGTCTGTGCTCCGGGCTCAACTGGTTCTACTACGGCGGCGTGATGATGGTGGATGGCGTGCTGACCGCGATTGCCAACAACGCGGCGGCGTTGGTGTTGAGTGCGTCCACCACGAATTACATCGAGGCGACGCGCTCGGGCGTGGTGTCGAAGAATACTGTGGGCTTCACTGGCGGGTCGATTCCGCTTTACACCGTCGTCACCGGAGCGTCGTCAGTGACGAGCTACACGGATAACCGGGCCTGGGTGGCGCCGGCCTACTTGCCCGGCAATGGCAGCATCGCGGTGACGGCGGCCGACGTGGATCTGACTGCGCCGGCCAATGCAGACAAGGCGCGC